AGATTATTTAAAATCTAATATTCAAATGTCCGCTGGTCAAAATTAACACGAAATGGAAAATGTAGTAACCAAAGGGGCAAAATCGGCAGATCCAATGCCAAAATTGTCCTTAACCACTCCGGGTCAATCTGGAGCATATGAGGACTTAGGAGGCCCTACTCCTGAGAACTCAAAACCTGATGATGATTCAAACAAATTGAAAACACCCGGAACAACCTTAAAACAGGTTAAGGATATTGTCTCTAAAGGTGCAAAACCTGCAGATCCAATGCCAGCGGGCATGAAGGAAGAGGAAGAAGTTGAAGGCGATGTTGTCGCTGAAACTGAAGTCTCTGAAGACGAAGTAGTTTCTGAAGAAGAGACTGCTGAAGTCGAAGAAACTCAAGAAGTTGTTGCCGAAGAGGAAGCAACTGAAGAAGAGGAAATCGTTGAAGAAGAGATTGACATCGAAGCAGATGTTAAAGCACTTCTTGAAGGCGAAGAACTTTCTGAAGAGTTTCAAAACAAAGCAAAGACAATCTTTGAAGCAGCAATTAAATCAAAACTTGCTGATGTAAGAGAAAGTGTCAAAGCTGAATACGAAGAGCAACTCGTTGAAGAAGTTGCTTCTATCAAATCCGAACTTGAAGAAAGAGTTGACGCATACCTTGAGTATGTCGCTGACGAATGGATCGCAGACAATCAAATTGCTGTTGAATCCGGTCTCAAGTCAGAAATGACTGATTCATTCTTAACTGGAATGAAGAGTCTATTTGAAGAACATTATGTATCTGTACCTGAAGACAAATATGATGTCATCGAGAGCATGGTAGATAAACTTGATGAAATGGAAGGTAAACTCAATGAGCAAATCGAAAAGAATGTTGCTCTAAACAGGAGATTAGCTGAGTCCTCTGCAGATGTCGTTTTTGGTGAAGTCACCGAAGGATTGGCAGCAACACAGAAGGAAAAACTTGCAACCCTTGTGGAGAACGTTGAGTTTGAAAGTGAAACAGACTATCGTGAGAAACTAGTTACTTTAAAGGAATCTTATTTCCCAAGTAACGCTGGAGCTCAAAGAGACAAATCGGAGAATCTATCTGAGGAGACAAGTACTCCAACCTATCAGGATATATCCAGTTCAATGGACAAATATCTTCAGACATTAAACCGAGTGTCTAAAAAGTGATTTTTACATTATACATTCAAACAATAAACCCAAGAGGTAATTTTTAAATGCAAGCCCCTATTAATCAGGAAGCTCTTGCAGAAAAGTGGGCACCGCTTCTGGACTATGATGGACTAGATCCAATCAAAGATAACCACAGAAGAATGGTCACAGCAGTTCTTTTAGAGAACCAAGAGCAAACAATGCGCGAAGAGCGCGAATTTTTATCTGAGCAACCTACAGTAACAACCGGTTCATCTGGTGCAACTGCTGGTTTCTCTGCTGGTGCAACTGCAGCAGGCCCTGTTGCCGGTTTCGACCCAGTATTAATAAGTCTTATCAGACGTTCAATGCCAAACTTGGTCGCATATGACCTAGCTGGCGTACAACCAATGAGCGGCCCAACAGGACTTATCTTCGCAATGAGATCTAGATTTACATCTCAGAGTGGAGCAGAAGCACTATTCAATGAACCAGATACAGCATTCTCATCACAGCATCCAGACGGAGGAAACGACGTTTCTGCTGGTTATACACAGAATGAAGGTTCATTAACAGGTGGAGCAGTTGGTTTCGGTACTACAGGTGGTACTCAGCAAACTAACCCTGCTGCACTTAACCCAGAAAGTGGTCAGAATCATAACACATATGTAACTGGTCGCGGTATGGATACTGAGGACTCTGAAGCACTTGGTACATCTGGTAACGAGTTTAACGAGATGGCATTCTCAATCGAGAAAGTTACAGTTACAGCGAAGTCCAGAGCACTCAAGGCAGAGTACAGTCTAGAACTTGCTCAAGATCTTAAAGCAATTCACGGATTGAATGCAGAAGCAGAACTTGCTAACATTCTTTCTACTGAAATTCTTGCTGAGATCAACAGAGAAGTTATTAGAACAATCTACAAAGTTGCTGAGTCTGGAGCACAGACAAACGTTGCAACTCAAGGTGCGTTTGACTTAGACACAGACAGTAACGGAAGATGGTCAGTTGAGAAGTTCAAAGGACTTATATTCCAAATCGAGAGAGATGCTAACGCTATAGCACAAAGAACTCGTCGTGGAAAGGGTAACATGATCCTATGTTCCGCAGACGTTGCTTCAGCATTAACAATGGCAGGAGTTCTAGATTACACTCCAGCACTTAATGCTAACCTTAACGTTGATGATACAGGCAATACATTTGCTGGTATACTTCAAGGTAAGTATAGAGTATACATCGATCCATTCGCTGCAAACCTAGCTGCTGATCAGTACTATGTTGTAGGATACAAAGGTTCTTCACCTTATGATGCAGGACTATTCTACTGCCCATATGTACCACTACAGATGGTTAGAGCAGTTGGTCAGGACACATTCCAGCCAAAAATTGGTTTCAAAACCAGATATGGAATGGTTGCTAACCCATTTGCAGAAGGAACTGATCAAGGTCTTGGTCGCCTTGCAGTTAACAAGAACAGATACTACAGAAGAGTTAAAGTTCAAAACCTTATGTAATTTCCATTACATATCTTTCAAAGAGACCCTTGACGGGTCTCTTTTTTTATGCTATGGTATTTTTATGAGAGCAAACCTCCTCATAATTCCTCAAGATAACAAGGAACATGACATTAATTAACTTAGTCGAGCAGTGCGACTCAAAACTTAAACCTGCACAAAAATCTCACCTATCAACTTTAGGAGTAGTAGATAACCCAGTTAAAGGTCTATTAACTTTAGAAGAATATCTAATAGAACAAAACCCACAGCCAGGAGACAGTTTTGTATGTCTTGTGCCTGTGGGTATTTGTTTTAGTGATTCAAAATATAATCGTAGTGATAGAGTTCACTTCGGTAATGTTATCAAACATCTAAAGAGAATGTCAGGATTTTCTTTTAAAGCAGCAGGAATTTTATCAGGTTTTCTACGTTTAAATCGTGAGCAAATAAGAGATCTTCAGTACGGAAGAGCATCTTCTCAATATACTGTGGTAGTTACGAAAGGTAATCATAGAGTTACGAAAAGATATGCTGTAAGTAATGATGTACAATCATACATTCCTATGGAGATAACAATCCACAAGACAGAAGATTACAACGAAATGATTCGTATTGAGTCTTCGGATCACACTCGTGATGCTGCATATAGAACTTCCCAAAATCAAGAAGATAAATTTAAATCTGCTTATTGGGGAAAAGAAACAGATGCAATCAATCTTTATAATTACCTAGATAAATTTTCAATTGGTGTTGCGGGAACAAATCCAAAGGCAAAATTTGGAACAACCTCTCATACTTACCTACAATCAGCAAAGAAAAAATCTGAAGTTGCATGTAGTAAGTATCTTAAAGTTTTCACAGAACAAAACTGTGAAGAATTAGTAGGAGGAACTGCTACTTTTGCAGCAACAGTTTTTCTCTCAACATTTAAGAAAGCAATTAAAAGTGTTGATGAACTTAATTCAGTTGATTCTATTAAAGGTTTTATAAAGTACATTTATAATGACCGTAACAATTTCTCCAATGCATATCTTCCAGATATGACTCAATCAAAACTTACAGAAGGTAATGGTAAGTATAAAGGCGAAGAAGTTAATGTTGCTAGATTAATTTCACTATACAATGAATATTGTGAAAAAGTTCTTAAAGCAACATTAAATGGAAACAATTCTCATGCTATTGGACATTCTTCAGATACATATTTAAAATATATGAAATCTGCTGATGCTGATATAAGAGCACGATTTGTTCAGATGTCTAAAGATAAGGTTTCATAGAAAGGGGGGTTTTAATACCCCTCTTTTTTTGTCAAGATTCCCTAACACTAAATAATTGTTACAGGAGGTTAAGACAAATGTTACACGTTAATTTCAACTGGGAACCCCCAGAAGTGCCAGAATTTGATGAAGAAATCCATAATCCAGAGAGGGTCTTTGCTTTTCTGTGTTATCGTGGAATACATTATGCAAAATGGGTATACTTAGATGTTTTCAATGTTAATAGTTGGGATCTAAATAACCCTAGAAAAGGAGAAAAGAGTGCGTAAACTTATCTTAAGTTTAATTTTATTTGTAATTACATTTATGGCAACACCAGTGCATGCAAATCATTTACCAGTGATGTATGTACAAGTACCACAATGGGCAGATGACTGGGCAGTTTGTGCTGTAGACATACCTGATGCTAAGTGTCATTGGTATGTCATGGCACCTGACAACACATTTGGTGAAGGATTTTCATGGGAAGACGCACCTTGGTTTGATGCAAATGGACTAAATGATGTCGCACCAATGCAAGCATCAACTGTTGTAGAAAGACTTCAAAAGAATCAGTAGGTATAAACTCGTAGGCATAAATTTTTGTTACTAAGTATCAGTGAATACAGACCTACTTTGTCTAAATAATTATGTCATTGCGGAGAGAACAATGCACTAAAACCCCCTTTTGTTATGGGTAGAATAGTAGTCATCAGAGGTCAGGTAATGCACAATTTAATTTCATACAATCAGTTGTCTAGTTCCAAATATGAATCTAGGAACGATTTAGTCGAGGAATACTACGAGTGTTTGATCGAGTGTGATGATAATCAAAATACATGTAAACGCATTTGTAGAGAGGTATTTGC